AAGGCTTTCTCGAGCGCCGTTAATAGCAAAAATTGGAACAATATATTGTACTCTGCCATTTACGATGTTTCTTTCAATGGGATATTTCTTGTAATCTCTGTTTATGCGATCAATTAAAACATTTCTAGTTTTATCTGCTTTAGCTATTTTATCTTCATATATTTTGTCCGCTGTTTTATTGGTAGATATTTTGCCATCAGCTTCTTCATATAAATATATTTGACTTATTCTAGCTTCATAATTCTTTTTTACTTCTACTAAAACTTTTTTACCATCAAATTCAAATTCTATATCAACTTTTTGAGAGTCTTTATTTAATTCTATGTTTTTTAATCTTAAATTAGGATTATTTTCGCTAAGAAACGTAAGTGTATCTCTAACTTTTTCTTCAGCCCACGGCCATTTTTGTTTCTGCGCAAATTTTCTAAATTTAATATAAGGCTCAAAATATTTTTTATAATATTCTTCATAAGCGTCTGGAGCCAAGTCCTCTTCTATTGTGTAAAGCACTTTATTAATTGCTTTTTGAGTAGGTTTTACATTTAATAACATTCCATATTTTAAAACTTCTTCTGGAGCATTTTTAAATATTTTATTAAAATTATTTTTATCTTTTACGCTAAACAGTACTTTACTTCCTTTTCCAACTTCAATATTAGTAGCCTGTTGGGCAGTTAGATTTTTTTGCAATCTCACTTCTTGATTAGTGGCAAACTTAGCAAGCATGGTTATTAGTCCTTTAGCTGTTTGAGCAGCTTTATCTCTAGGACTGGCCATTCTTCTGCCATCAACATTGCCAATAGCTTTAAGTATAGAACTATTATCTATGCCTTTATTTTTTATATATGCTATTAAACCTGATAATCTAGTTCCTCTGTCTTGTCTTGTATATAAGTTAGAATCTTTTAAAAGATTGGTGGGTACACCAGTTGCAGTTCCTATAAGGTTTTCACTCACAGGTGATCCCTCTGCAATTGCAGCTTCAGGCAATGCCTGCCTGATTATATCAATATTTTCTTCAATAAAGTTTATTACTTTATCAAGTTCATCTCTTGTAAAATTAGCTTTGCCATCAAACTTTTTAGCAGGTATACCAATGGCTTTTGCAAATACTTCGATGGCCGCGTTTGGTAATTTTTTAAAATTAAGTTGTTCTTCGGTAAGATTTAAATTAGCAACAGCATCTTTAAGCTCTTGCTTACCTTCATTATTAAGAATATCTCTAACTAGCTTTCTGCCTTGCGCGGGAGCAGCAGGAGCGGATTCAACTTCGGTTTCTGCGGCAGCTTCAAATCCATCCTCGCGATCTTCTATTCTGCTTTCGCTTTTAGTTTTTTCACTTTCTTGAAATAATTCTTTTTTAGAACCTAATTTTGCAAATTGTACATCAGCAAAAACTCTTTCCCCAAATGCTTCAATACCCACCGCTGTGCCATCTGCTCGCTTTGCTTCAGGATTAAATTTTAATATTCTATTTGTTAAATTTTCAATTGTTTTTTCTGTTTCTGCTTTTGAAGTTGATATAGATCGAATGTAATTATTAATAACCCCACCTTGGTTATTTATAGCATTATATAGCTTTGGAAAAGCTCTGGGGTCACTTTTAAAAGTTTCAAATTCTGCTTTTGTAGTAATATTTTGTGGAACAAGTTTATTAATATCTTCTAATACACTTGCTTTTTTAACAGAAAAGGTTGCTTCATTTGTTGTTAATTCAGTAGGTATAACAGCTTTTACATCTTCAGATAGTTTACCTTCTTTAATATTACGTGAATATTCCCGCATAAAATTATATACATCTTTACCCGTATTAAATTTTATTTTTTTAAATCCAAATTTTCTAAGTAATGGAGTTATATAATCACCTAATTTAGTAAATATATTATCATTATATGTAATTTGTTCTTCTAAAATCATGTCTCCAAATTGAGTTATAAACTCATCTGGATTTGCCTCCATGTATTTATCTGTATAAATGTCAATGCTTGCAATTCTTGCGTCCACTGCTGCAGCATTATCTTTACCTATTACTTTTTTAAATTCATCTACTAGTTGTTGAGGGTTAGCTTTTAATGCCTCTTGTAATATAGGATGTAGTAGCTCATGAGAAGGTTCTGTAATTGTTTTAAATTTCCCGGCAATTTCTTTATTTATATAAAGTTTACCGCCTTCAAAAAACCCACCTGAAGCACTATATTTTTTATTTTTTACATCTTTTATTTTATATTTATTTTCAAGCTCTTTTGCATTTTCTACAACTATAATCTTTGATGAGTCAATGGCTTCCACTATAGTTTGGGCAGCTCTATCAACTCTTAAATCACCAAGTTCTTTATCAATTGCATCAACTCTTTCTTGTTCAGGTTTTGTTAAAGCTGTATCACTTACTTTTTTAATTTGGTTTTCAAGTTTATTTTTTTCTTTTAATAATTCAACAGATTTAGTTTCTTGTTCTGTATTAAAATTTAAATCTTTTACTTGGTTAACTGCACCTTGTGTTGCTCTAAAGTTATTTTTAATTGTATCTCCTTCTTCTTTTGTAAGCTTACCTGATTTTACTTTTTCATTTACTTCTCTATCTACTATTTTTGTTGACTTACTTTTTTTGCTTATATCAATAGCTGTTGTGCTATTGCTGTTTTTGTCAGAATAAACGTCTGATATACTTTTGTAATCGGAGTCTCTTACTGTTTTACCTATTTCCGATGTTTGAATAGCCGTTTGTAAATTTAAAGCGGCGGAGCCTAAACTTAATGGAGCACTACCTAATCCAGCAAATGCTTCAAATCCAATTTCTTTTGCGTCCATTTCTTGGCCTGCAACTGCTCTACCAGCAACTTCTCCTAATCCACCACCAACAATTTCAGTTGCACCACCAGCCAATAAACCAACTTTACCTGCTAATCGCCCAGCTACCCCTTTTGCAATACCTAATGTTGCAAGTTCTACACCCGCAATTACTGCACCTCGCATTCCAGCTTTACGGCGCAAGTCAGACATTTTTTCAGGATCATTTAATACAGCTCTTATTTTGTCTTTAACTTTAGGGTCATTTATGTCACCGCCAATTTCTTCCATTAGCAGCTCGTTGAATGTTAAACCAGCTTCCATCATAGCCATTGAACCTGTAGTTATACCTACAACAGTTCCTAATGGCCCAGCAAGAGACCCAGCTAAAGCCCCTGCGGTTGCGGCCATTGCGACTTCCTCTGAGTTTTTAATTGAACTTAATTGGGAAGCTACGGAGCTAGTGAGCATGGTTGTTAACAGGCTTGGATTATATGCAGCTCCTTTTAAAAATCCCCACATTCCTCCACCAGCTTCTTCAAATATTTTATCAAACTCCCGCATTTCAGCAGATTGAATAGTTTTTTGAGCTACTTCTTTTTGTCCATTTACAAAAGCATCAAGCTCTTCTTCATTTGCAGGATCACCAAAAAACCCGGCTAATTCAATTCCTCTGTCTGTTTGTTCACCTTGGAGCATACCATTGTTCCAGGCATTGCCTATGTCGCCTACAAAATCTACTATATTTTCATAAATATATTGCGGAGCAGATTCGTATTTTATTTCTTCATCTTCTTCTTTTTTTGTAGAATTTAATTTGTTATCAATTGCTTGTATAGAAGTCTGTTTTTTGTTTTCTTTAACTAATTGTGCATTTACTCTTTTTTCTTTTTCTTTGTCTACTCTAATTTGAATTTCAAGATTACTTAAACCTTGTGCACTTAATTCATCAACAAGATTTTTTAGCTCTTGTATTGATTGATTTTTTGTATTATCTGCAAACAATTCCGAAGAACCATTTTCCAAATTGGAATCCATATTGGTTGCTACATTTTCCTCCACAATTGCAACCTCTTCTGGTTGTGAAGGTAATGTCTTTCCCAAATTATTTTCAGTATTAAAATCTTGTTTTTTTATATCTACTTGAGATTGTATTTCTTTTTTACTTAAACCTTCAGATTCTAATTTATCAATAAGATCTACTAATTGCTGCCTTTGATCTTCGTTCATTATTAAATAATTTATATATTAATTCCATTATAGGCTTCAGTATTTCCTATATTTGTTTTTTTATTTTCTTCATCTAGTTTTTTTGATTTTTCTTTATCATAATACCCTGTAAAGTCTTTAGCATCTCTTTCACTTATACCTTTAGCTTCTTGTATTTTTCTTAAAAATACTCTAATTTCTTCTCCTGGCTGAATAGTTATAGAAGAATATTTTGACCCTTTTTGTGGACTTACTTGAATATCTTGTATATTACCTTCATCATCTTTTACAATTTTTTCTATTTTAAATCCAAGTTTATTAATATTTGTTGTAAAGTTATCGCTTAACTCTCCATCATCACCTATTGCTTTTAAAGCGCCTCTAAATTGACCCACTTTAGTTTGATCAAATCCATCAAAATTTTTTGCGGTCTCTAATAAATCCTCTTGTATTACTGTTCTTTTTTGAGCGTAATCTTTATCTGTTTTTGAAACTTTTGGAAGTGCTTTTCTAGTAAAGGTTGCAACGTTTCTTTCTCTTTGTACGTAATTATTAAGACCATAATCTATGTATGCATCTGTAAATAATTTTTTAGTTTTATCATCCCATACAAAATTATCTGTTGGCAACGGCGTAAAAGGTATTTCTTTATCTGTTCTAGGGTCTCTTCTTCCGGGACCAATAACATTATTATACAATGCGGTAGCTTCTTCTATACTTGTTCCAGAAAGAGCATCTGCATTAGCCCTTAGCATTGTGCCGTTTTTTGCTAAAACTTTATCTACATCAATTTTATAATATTGTTCAGTTCTACCATTCCCAAGATCTTTAAAAAAAAGCTTAGGTCTTTCCCCATCACCCGATTGAAAATAATAATCATCTACTTCCTGGGTTTCATTATTTATTAAATTAGCTCTTACATTTTCATATTGCTGCGTTTCATCAGGAACAACATTAATAGGTGAGCCACCTTTTTGTATCATTAAATCTAAATTAGCACAAGACTCAGACCATAATAATTTTCCGTCGCCATTATAAACTTCCCATCGTTGGCTTGGTGGGTTAGATTCTAAATCTGTAACTAATTTTTTTGTTCCTTTAGCATTACCATTTAAAACTTCCATAGCTTCTAAAGTATCTACGTTATTACCAGCAGTATCAATACCAGCCATTTTGCCTATATTTACTTTAGCTTCTTTAGCTATTCCAGCTATTAATGCAATATCAGATATGCTTCCTTTAGATGTATTTACCATTGCATCTAAGTCAGAAACTCTTTTTTTATCTTCAGGAGTTCCGTCCCCATTAACTATTCTTCTTTGTAGCTCTGCATATTCGGTTTTAGCTTCTCTCCATGTATCGTCCCAGTTAACTGATGGATTTGCAAATTCCTCTTGAGATTGACCCGCGGTAAAAGCACCCACCCGCTCATCAATTTTATCGTACATTTTTTTAATCTCTTTTTTATTTTCAATTGCTGCATCAATATATCCTGTAGTTGCGCCTACAATATCATCTTGTAACTTCTGATTTATTTTTTGATCAGATAAAATTATCTCACGGTTACCATATGTTAACCTGGATCCCGCTGCTGGTCCTGCCATAATTATATACTTTTAAATTTATTTTTTATCTTCTTTTTAATCCTGAAAAATCTCCTACAGGAACATTAAATGTACCTCGAGTTGGAGTAATTGAACTAACTGTTTTAACGCCACCAGCTGGGCGGTTTACTTTCCCAATTTTGCTACTTTAGCATCTAATCCTCCTTGCATCATTGAACCACCTATTTTTGCTACTCCTCCAATAGCACCTGTAATAGCAGCTGTTCTATCTTGGTTTGCTTGGCGTTCTCTATTTGCAGCTCCTTGCATTTGATCAAAAGTTCTATCAATACCATCTTGCTGGCGTCTTTCCTTGCTACTAAATTTAAATTGCTCTCCTTCTGCCATTATACCTTGGACCCTAGATCCCTCAGCAACTGTAGCCCCTTGGACTCTTTGCGATTCTGCTAATCTTTGATTTTGTAAGTTTTCATTGCCCGCGGCTTTCATTTTTTCATTTGCAGCCTCTTGTTGCTCTATACTAGCAGAAATACCTTTTTTACTTGCTAAAGCGGCTTGGGCCAAAGCTGTTGCCCCTCCTGCGCTCGCACCACTTGCTTGCAGTGTATCTAATGTATTAGCCAATGCTATATCTGCTTCCTCAGCTTGCATTCTTGCTCCTTGAGTAGCAACTCCTAGATTATTATATGAATTAGTTAGCTCTCCACCCATGTCTTGTATAATATCACTTTGATTTGATATAGAAGATGCATAGGGGTTTATAACTGCTTGTCTAGAACTTTCTAAGCTATCTAATTTTTTAGCTAACCTGGCCTTTTCTCGTGCTGCTTCTCTAGCACGCCCTTTAGCTTTACTAGCCCCAAAAATACCACTTATTATGGATGAGCCTGCGCCAATAATTGCACCTCCAACTATAAAACTCATAATTTATTTTTTTTGTTGTTCATATTCTTCTTTATTTAAAGATACTATTCTTTTTTCTAATTCTTCAATGTTTGTTGTATTATCTGGATTTTTATGAATATTAATAAAAATTGAGTCTTCATGCGCATATATAAATCTTTGAGTACCTGGTGTAGAAACAGTATAGCAAGGAGCTATATGCTCTACAACTTCATTATTGCTTTTTATAGAAACTCTACCAGTCATTAAAAACCATATATGTTTGTGATTATGAAAAGCACCCATAACAAATTGATCTTTAGACATATTCATTTGTCTTAAATAAATTTGATCCGCAAAATCATGCGTAATAGGAATTTCGTCACACTTAATTATATTTCCATTATCGTATAATATAGAAATATCGTCAGATATTTTTGTTATTTCCATTTAATTGTATTTAATAAGAAGACTCTACATACTCTGAAGATACAGCAAACAATTCTTTTACGCCTCCTATATTGGTAACGTCATCGGTAGACATAGTTACCGTAGCAAAATAGCCTTTTATGCCTGTCATACTACTACCAAAAATAATTTCACCTGGTGCTACAGTACTATTGTTTGGAATAGCTGCTTTGTATTTGTTTTCTATACGAGCAAAGCCCGCGTTATTTATAGGAGGAATTAAATTAGTTGGATATTGATTCCCATAATTGTCATAAGATCCTTCATTATAACTCCATATTGCAGGAGTGTTTGTTAATACAGGATTTGTAATTGTAGCATTTCCACCGTCTTGTGTATATAATGTATTAAAATCTACTACTGTATTTGCTAAATTAGGTCCACCAGCTCCGGTTAAATCAGAAACAATGCTGTCTACTTGCCACCCGTTATCACCTTCGTAATTAATAGTTTTAAAGTTTTTTTGCAAAGATACACTAGGATTAAATATAAATTGAATAATAGATTTATTATTTACACCATAAAACTGTGCTCTAGGCACTATTGAAGAATTGTGTATATACATTTTACCTAAATTAAATGTATAATAAAAGTTTTTAAGGCTAGTGCCAAAATAAGGTTTATAAGTATAAAAACTTGTCCAACCAGTTACTGCTTCATCAAAAGATAATGTTTTAAATGTTGCAGCAGGATTAGATTCATTTTGTTGTAAAGAAACTATATATTGTTTTGTGTATATATCAAAAGCGCCATATGCTTTTCCTATACCAAAGGATGAGCTATCTAAAACGCCGAACTGATCTCTAAAAAAATCAATCATACCATAATTAGATATTTCTGTTAACCCATTATTAGCAAGTCTTAATACAGCATTTCTATCTTTATCAGTAAAATATATTCTTGTACCATAAACAGCAAAGCTTTCTGGATTTCTACTTATTCCAAAATTGCCTGCGTAAGATTGATTTTGGCCAATAACTATTTTACCAGAAGTAGTTATAGCACCGCCTTCGGCTGAAAATATTGCATCTTTATCTATTAAAGATTGACTTACTTTATTTTCTTGAAATATTATTAAATTATTATCTTGAGCATATAACTTTTGAATAGAACCATTTGCAGGATCTAAAGCTTTGGTTATATCTTCGCCTACAGAAAACACATTAGTATTATTTATACCAGTAGTAGAATTAAATATACCAGAATATATCATAGCATTAATTCTTACAGAAGCATTAGGTTCTTCTTCAACTAAATAAGCCCTAGCGCCATAGCCTACGCTTGCATTATTATATCCTCCTCTAATTCTAGATTCTTCTACATACCAATTTTTAGGATACAATCCATTTGCATTAACAACAGCACCACTGTTTGTGGCGGCCACAGGCATAGTGTTATCACCATTAGATCCATTCCAAACAGGATTATTACTAGCGTCTACCGTTTTTCGAAGCACAAAGCTGTTAAAGTATTTTACTTCTATTATTGCAGCCATACATTGTTATTATTACTTATTTTTATTTTAAATTACTTTAGACTATTGCAGGTACTGTGGTTATATTAGCTGAAGTACCTAATACTTTTTTACCAGTATAATCAAACTGAGCAGCCCATTGTCTATCTATATTATTAGTGTTTTGTGCAGTACCCGTTACTGCTGTTGCAGCATTTTGTGTTCCTTGATCTGCGTTTATAGTATTAGGAGAAACGGATTTATACCCATACCAAGCACTATTTGTAGCAATATTGTTGTTATTGTTCCATTTAGTTTGCAATGCTTCATCCATATAAAATTGACTAACATACTTCATATCCCATTCTCTTGCATAAACTTTATTTTGTGCATTCGCAGAAAGAGCTCCAGCAGACCCATTGTAGCCTAGATTTGTAACCAAATATTGATAAGAGCTAGGTACTTCTTGATTAGAATTAACATAATTTTTTGGATAATAAAAGTCTCCCCACTCTATTTTAGCACTTACAACACCTGATGCACCACCAGCTCCACCTGATGCACCACTAGACCATTTAGGGTTAGGCCATTGAGTATAACCTAAAATTATATACTCGTCATACTCATTTGGGGACACGGCACCATATGGATACCTTGCTATTAGCCTATAGTCTCCAAATTTATCATAGAAAGTTCCATATGCTTGGCTTTCTCCTATTGCAAAGTTTTTAACAGCTTTAGTAGTTAAACTATTATTATTTTGTTCTGATGGCATTCTTACAAGACCTTCTAAAGTTGTAGCTTTTGTTGGATCAGGTGTTCCTGAAGTTTTTATATAAGTTTGAAAACTATTAAAGTTTTCTGATTCATCACTTCGTCTTATAAAACCGGCACCTTTAGCGTTACCAGTAGGTATGTTACTGCTATAATCACTAAAAAAATTTCTAGCAGTTCCACCAGAAGTACAAGCCTTACCCTCAATATCTGTTGCAGTAACCCAATTGTTAGGATAGCCGGCACCAGTTCTATTTCTGTATTGTAATTCTATAGGATAACCAAAGAAAGTAGACTGGCTGATGGCGGACGTTGAGGCAACGCCAGCTTGTCTTAATTCAATTTCAATTCTTATAAATCCAGTACCGCTTGTAATACCTCCATTAGCTTGGTCTTTAACAGAACATAAGCTATTGCCCAATGTATTATATGCTGTATTACTAAATATTCCTGGATTACTTGTATATCCGGGTAATTGAGCATTTTCTAATTCTTTTCGTTCTACGTAGTTATTTGAAGCATCTGGTAATGTTGGTGATAATACAAGACCTGATAATCCCACAGGAGCTGTATTAAAAGACAAGGGTGTACTAGTAACAGAATTTGTTTCATCACTAGTCCAATAAAGATTTAGTGATCCTGTGTTATCTACACCACTACCATTGCTACGACTACCTTGTCCAAAGCCGCAATTAACTGGTTTTTCACCAAATATAGGGGCTAAGTTGCAAATTGCTGTTAAGCCATAAGCATCGGTAAGCCTAACAGATAAATTAAAAACACCAGAGGTTTCTGTATTTACTGTTATTATACCAGATGTTTCTCCAATTTCAAAATTAGGACTTGAACCTGCTACAATTTCCCATTTTAAATTTGCTGTATTATTAGCAGCCCCTGTAGGCATCCCATTACTACCGAGTATTGTTTTTACAACATCACCAGGTGCCGCTTCTGTTAAAACTAACGGTGCACAATTTGTTATAACAGGAGCAACATTTGTTAAAGAACCTTGAGTGTTAATTGAGTTTGCGTTAGGATAGTTAGGAGTATTAAAATTAAATAAATATTCCATTTGTCCAGCATCAACTTGGTCTCTAGGACCATAATAAAAATACTCTGTTGTTTTTAAAGCGTAAGAATCATAACTTAAAGAATTTCCAGTTAAACTAGAATCTGGAAATGGACCTGTTAATATTGAATCTTTTGGGATATATTCTAAAGTAAATTTATTTGTAATATCAATACCCCCTTTAGTAATAACACTTAATAAAAAAAGCTCTTGAGATCCTGAAGTTATAACAGGAGGAACTAAAAGTGTACCAGTAATTTCTAATCCAAAAGGATTTGTTACATAAGTTCCTATATTATCGCTTTCTTTACCTACATAAGAAAACTCATAAAGCCCGTCTATCTGGGTTATTCCTGTATCTATTGCTAAGTTTAAATCTGATATTAAACCAGTTGTAGAAGTTTCCCAAAATATATTTATACGAGATTCAGTAGGATTTGTTTCATATACACCTAGAAAAAAATTATAAGGAGATGTTGCTGAAGAAGCACTACCTATTGCATTATTAGGGGTTTGAGTTATTCTTCCTAAATAAGGATTTGATATTGTTTGATAAATATCAGTATAATCAATTAAAGTAGCAGCATCATTACCTAAAACAAAATCTTGTTCTCCAATAGTATTAACTGTGTTAGATTGTGTTCCTGGATAAAATTGTTCATTAAAGTCTGTTGTAGCACCATTACCGTTTGGGGTAACTCTTCCATAAAGTTGTATACTACTTCTATATTGTTTTTGTTCTGGTCCTACTTCAGATAAATCCCTAGGTACTTTATTTATATTATCGTTTATTAAAGTAATAAAAGCGGTTGTATTAACAGGATCAGGTATTGTTCCAGCAGTACCATTAGGATATCCATTTAAAATTCCAGGTAAATATACATTATAATATTCTTGTTCAAATTGTTTAACAACAATTTTATAAGAATACCAACCTAATGGATTATAACCACCAGTACCATCTTTTTCAGGACCTTCATTTGTGTTCCCATTGTATAATCCAGGATAACCTGGTAAATCATTTAAATTAACAGTTCCCGGGATTGATTTGTTAAATTGTACTTTTAAAGCATCTCCCGGCCATGTACTAATTTTTTCAGTTTCTGAATTTACATCTGAAGAAGATTTATAAGGATGAAAATAAGTTGCACCAGCAAAAGATCCATCAATACCTAAAACATCCCCTTTATTAACAGAAGATAATATAACAGTTGAAGATCTGCCAAATTTATCAGACAACACAACTCCTACTTGGTAATTTCTATTTTGCTTTAGGGTATGCATTGGATATTCAATAATGCTAGTAGAATTAGTAGTTGGGTTTGTAGCATTTAAACTAAAAGGTGCGGTTTTTCTGAAAGCACCCACATTATAATCTAATTGATTTGGAGGAGTATGCTTGTCTTGAAAATTACCATATATAACTCTGTTACCAGATATTTCCTGAGAAAAAGCTTTAACAGGCACTTTATCATATACTCTTATAAGTTGAGATTCTGGCAAAGTTCTAAATGGCTTTCTTGACTCATATTTATAATCTATAAAATTAGCGTTTAATGGTAAATTAGATTTTAGAATTGTATCTAATACAGTTACTGCTAATCCATCTGATTCTTTGTAAAGTATATCAATTTCTTGTATTTTATAATCATCAACAATATTTGTAGACGGCAAAGGAATATTTAAAATAACTTTATTAACTTTATTTTGCATAAAATCAACTATGGTACTTCTAAAGGTATCGTTTTCATTTCCTTCTAAAAAATAACCATCTTGCTCGGGTATAAAAGCTGCTTGAGTAAATGGCCCATATGGAGAATATTCTCCATCATCAAATTTATATCTATAACTAAATCTAACAAATTTATTTTTTAAATAATCTGGATCGCCAGGATAGCTAGCATCATAATTTGGATTTAAATTAAATGTTACTACTTCATTATTTACCCAAGTTGAGCTTGAAGACAAAGTAACTGCTGTAACCGCAGGATTACCCGCAGATGCTGCTACACTAACAACAGTAATAGATCCTACTATGTTAGTACTAGATACAGCCGCCCCCGGTGTTATTTGTCCCTCAATACTGCTAGTTAATATATTTATTATTGCACTTGTTCCACTACCATTAGCATTTCCTAATCCTCCGTTTGGTAAATATTTACTAACTACATCTAGCATTGATGTAGAATACACAGGAGGAGTTTCTCCATTAGATCGATATAGATTAATGCATTGATATGGATATAATTTAGCTACAGATATTTGTTCTTCTGTAGTGTAATAATTAGATTGAAGAATCTTTATGCCATTAACTAAAACTTCTGATGCAGTAAAAGTTGCTTTAGCTATATTTAATTTTCTAGGTTGATTTCTATTATCCGTCCAAAATAATAAATTTTCTAATACATTAATTCCAATAATAGGATTTGTTTTAGAAAAGTTTAACCAGTTACTTTGATTTGTCGCAGTAGTGCCTATTAGCTGAACAATATCTTCTGTAGAAACATTATAAGAAAAAATATAATGATTTTTAATGGAATTATAAGTTTGAGAAATATTACTTGGATCTGTATAATCTGTTAAAAAAACATATATTATATTATTACTTACATCTGTATATTGCCCAATAACATCTACATTAGGATTGTTAGTTAAGTTTCTAAAATCAGCTATTAATTGATTTCCTCTAACATTTTCTAAAGCACCTACATCTGGCCCCTCTGATTTACTAACTTGTATATTAATTCCTTCTCTATATTCTCCAGATGGTAATAATCTACCATCCAAATCTTGATTCATTTTGGATTTAATAAAAGCATTTTTAACTTCAGCCATTTAATTTATGATTTAATCCATTTAGATTTATTTCTCATTACTTGCACTATTTCATCTAATTTAATATTAGACAATCTAATTTTAGCATTTCTTAGTTTTGCACTTTTTTCTCTTTTATATCTATTAACTAAATATTCAGGGGTATTTGCTTTAGTAGCCAATACAGCATGATTTATATATGAATATATTGCATCTTCGGCCATTTTAGGAACTTTCATATCCTGATCATATGCTAGACCATCAGATATATATTCTAAAATAATAAGTTTATTTCTTAAATTACTAGAAAAAGACATTTTACCTTCTCTATTGTTTATAGTAAACCATCCGTTTGTTTGAGATGTTTCTGGATCTAATCCATAACGTTGACCTAAAAAAGATTCTATAAAACCACCTTCTCCATTAGGTACTAATCCGCTGTTTATAGCATTATTATTAACATTACCTACTATTAAATTATCATTAGCATTAGCCCATCTTGATTCAGTTATTGAAGTAGAGTCTAAATCTTCATCAAAATTATCTTGTATAGGTATACCTTGCCAATCTTGTGGTAATAAGCTTTCTGGATTGGATGTTAAAGTTGTAGGATATATAATATGTTTAACACCTAGATTATCAATCCAAGACATTTGAACATAATTTACATAATCTTGAGGTATTGGAATAGATAAATTAGGAGGTATAGTTGCTTCTTGTGATTTTATACTTCTTAATGTATCATAGCTAAATTCTTGTAAGGAACGCTTAGCGTGAAATATTACATCAGTTCTTTTTACACTTGATATTATTTTACCAGCTCCAACATAACCAACCATAAAATTTGTAATTAACTCTGGTATAGTTATATATTGGTAACCTCCATAATTGTTTTCTACAACGTTTCCAAATGTATCGTTATTTCCATAATTGCCACCGGTTAATACTTTTAATTGAATTACTATTACAGTAAATTGGGGCGGGACTGCGGTTATAGTTATAACATTATTAACAACAGTATAAGCTTGAATATATTCTGTATAAGAACCCGCTAAACCTGTTGGACTAGTAAACAATTTAAAATTATTTAATCCATAATTAAACACGTTAGGGTCAAAACTTCCAAAAACTAAATTTGTATTAAAGTTAGCTGTAAAAACATTGTTTGTTCCATCTGCAACAAAACTTTGTGCGCCTTCGTAATATTGTCTATTGGTTTCTTGTATTAAACCACCATCAGGTTTGGCCATAATTTATTAGCTTTTTTTATTCATTTCATCCATTTGCACTTGTTGCGCGGCGGCTTGTATTATTTGGGGATCTCTTATTATTATTCCAGCATATTGTAATATTCTTAATATAATCTCAGTTTGTTCTGATTCATGAAGTTCAAAATTTCTTGAACCTGTAGCTGGTACTGCTGCGGGATTATAAGCGCTGTTGTCATATTGATATTGCCCTAAGGTACCCACTGTAAATCCCCACACAGGATTTAAAGGTTTTTTAATATAATCAACTTGTATATTGCTAATTATAATTGTTGGTCTAACATAAAGTAAATTATTTTCATACAAATATGTTGGAAAAGTTGTTGTGGCTTTAGTTAATTTTGATTTTTCTGAAGTATAAAAATCATTTCTTTGAAGTCTTTGAACAAGAACTTCATTATTGTGCGTTACTTCTCCTAGTCTGTAAAAATCAACAGCAATTCCATAAGAATCTATTGTTGGTAAAGCAAAAGGTTTATCAGTGGTAGTTGCCAAAGGCTTATACTCAGCATTACCAAATGTTTTAAATATAGCTATTTTTTCATCTATATTTTCTACTCTATCAGAATAATTAAAATCTGTTTGTGGCACACGTATTTGTTGATTTAAATCTTCAAAGTATTTTTCAAATACTTCAAGTTGAACTTGAGTACCCACTGAATTAAATTCATCAGGGGTCATATAGCCTCTTTGTTCTTTATTTAATATCAACAAAACTGTTTGATATACAGTATTTACATTTATTGCCATTGTTTATTTTTTGTTATATAATAATAGAGCCGCCAAAAGACGGCTCTACATATTATAAATATTACACGTTATGAAAGTTTTTTCTCTATAGATTTATAAATTTCTACACCTTCATCTGTTTTAAAGAATGCTGCCATAGCTGAATATGGATTTTCATCAAAAGGAACGTTAATTAATTTTCTATTATTAGAAGCCCAATTAAATGTTCTTTGATCCTGAGATAAAGATATAATACCCGCTTCAGTAGCATTTATAGCAAGATTTCTAAGTTGTACATTATCGTCATTAGCAAGATCTATGAACAGCTCTGCGTTACGCTGGGCAAATAGTATAAGATCTCTTCTAATCTCCTTAGAACTCATCTCAGATACCTTAGATCCAATCTCAACTCTTAATACAGCTTCTGCTATATCAATATCCATTTCTCTAGCCATGTTTAAAGCTTCAATAGTTATTACTAAATCGTCTAATTCATCATGCGCTATTTCAACTGGATCAAATTCTTTATATTTTACATTTTTAGTAGGATGGTATAAAGAAAGCATTTTTTGTAAGTTTTGATTTTGCTTACCAACACTTAGTGTACCATTGTGAAAAATAATATGACCTAATGTAGCTTCTCCTTTTTGATCTTGTACAAATACGGAGTTTTGATTAGTTGCATATCTTAATTCTTTTTGTTCGCCTGATTCTTCATCAAACCAAAGCAAAGGATACTTAGCGCTATGCCTCGCTGGTATTGTATATGTTATTGGAGAATGATGTCCAAGCAAAGTATACGTTCTATCTTTAATTTCCCAACTAGGCTTTTTAGGCTGTTGAGTAGTTTTAGTAATTGGTTTTTCAATTGTTTGAGTTGCAACCTCAACATCTTTTACTGCTGTGTTAGCTTTTTTAGCCATGATATAATAAAATTAAATAATTAAAAAAATAAAGCAAGGCGCCAAATATATGACGCCTTATCTTTATCAAAATACTATGATGCAGTAAACAATACAAAATTGTTAGCACCTTGTACACATAAACATCTTTCAGATAAGAAGTGAACTACCATAGAGTCAATTCCTGTAGTGTAAGCACCACCGGCAGAACCTGTAATCCAAGATTTCATTCTTCTATCTTCTGTTTCAGAAGCTCTATAACGTACGTGTAGGAATGGTCTACGAATGTTAGATCCTAAAATTTGATCGTAAACTGTAGATGTACCTGCAGGAATAAGAACTCCATCAATACCTGAAACCTGTACTCCACCTCTTGTAGAAGCATCGTTAAGATATTTCCAGTCAGTTTTGTAAAAGTCGTAAGAACCTCTTCTAAATCCTGAGAATCCAAGATTCAAAGCCATTTCTTCAGAGTTTTCAAACAATCCAAAAGCAGTACCTCCTTGTACTCCTGATGAAATAGCACCTAGCATATCATCAAAATCCAAAGAAGTTTTTCTGTTTAAGAAAAGCATGTTCTCTTCAATAGCCCCTTGAGTATCAAGATTCTTAAGAATACTGTCAAATTCTCCAAGACCAGCAGTAGCACTAAAGTTGTTTAGTACATTACCTCTAGTATTGATAGCAGCAAAAAGACCTTCAGTTCCACCAAAAGTAGGAGCAAGACCAGCGACTGCAGAACCTACGGCAGCAAGTTCACCTTCAACCATTGCCATTTCAAGATAGTCTTCAAAACGTAAACGAGTTTCAGATTCAGCTTTTAGATACCATAGGTAACCTGAAGTTCCATCTTCTGTAGCTACTTCAATCCATCCAATTTGAGCCATGTCAGATCCGTTAATTTCGTATCTGTCCTTAATAATAATAGGAGAGTTGTTAAATTGAGTGAAAGAAGGAGTAATGCTTGTAATGGTATTATCATTTGTTCCTTTTCTGTATTCAGAACCGTAAACAAAGATTTTAAGACCAGCAAGAGCAGCTCCAGCTGCACCTAAAGTAGTTGCTACACTAGCACCAATATAAGGAGCAACAGTAATTGTACCAAGAGCAGAACCAGCAGCATTAGAACCTGCACTAGCTGTAACTAAAGCTTTTACTTCTAGTCCATTAGTTGGATTCATAATAACGATAGTATCTTGCACTGAAATTACGTTGTCTACAAATGTAGGACCTGCAACGGCCACAAGTGGAAAAGTTAAAGTGTTGTCACCACCAGCAGCGGTTTTAGTAACTCCATTGTAAGCAACATGTAATCTATTCTGTTCTGACCAAATAACTTGATCTGAAGTCATAGGCATTTCTGCTCCAACCATACGAAGGAATCCAGAAAGTGTTCTATTCCCATAACGCTCTACTTCTTGCTCATATATCTCAGGAAGATACTGTTGCGCAAAAGAGGAGAAGTTAGCTCCAGCAGCGTTTGTGAATTGTAAATAATTTGTTGAAAGAGCCTGTTGTTGTTGACTCGGTGTAATTGCCCCAAAGCTTGGGATGACATTTGCCATAATTAATTAATTTTTAATTGTTAAATTTTCTGTTTTTAATTTTAAGTTTTGAAGAGTCTACGCCAGAAAGCGCTTTTACTTTTAATCCATTAACAAAAACATCACCACTAGCAGTTTGCCTAGGTTCTGTTGTTATATTTTTAGACTTAGCAATTTGTTCTTTAATAGCATCGGTTTTACCTTGCTCATAAAAATGACTTGCCATAGTATCAGCATTTCTAGCAGCATAAATAGCTTTGTGATAACCAGCGGGGTCTTTCATATTACCTTTTTCGTTAAGGAACGTCCCTACAAATTCAGATAAATCCTTTTGTTTATCAGCAACTGCAGATGGATCTTTAACGCCATACTTAAAATTTTTATCTCCTAATTTAAAATCAAAACCTTTGAAATCATTAGAAAAATAATTATTAGTACTTTGCATAAAGTCGTCTCTGACTAATTCGTTAGCTTTTTCGTCTTCTTGGTATCGGTTAAAAAAGTCAGTAGCTTTTTGTTGATCTTGAGTAAGTCCGGGTCTCAACTTGATTTCCTCGTAATATTTACTTTTAGTATCTTCTAAAAAGTTTTTGGCTTTTGCAACTTCTTCTTTAAACGCAAGTTTCTTTTTGCGTATATCTCTATCTTCATCTAATTCTGCATCATAATCAAAGTCTTCTAATAAAAGACTTACATCTTCTGAATCTAAATGAGGTTTTGTTTGTTTATAATATTCTTTAATTAATGTAGTATTATCTACTGTAGAATAATCCGCATTTAATCTAGCATAATCATTTACATCTCCACCAGTTTCTTTCATAAACTTTAAAAGTTTATCTACTCCTTCTGGTAACTCAGGTGCGGCAGACTGAGAATCAATAGTTTTTATTTTTGCTTCTAAAGGTTCTTCTGTTTTAACTTCTTCAACTTTATCTATTTGTTGTAATGGAGAATCTTCTACTTCTTGTTCTTCAATTTTTTCGGTAATAATTGGCTCTTCGGTGTTTCCTTTTCCCACTTCTTCGCCATTTCCGGATGATTCATGTACATCCAATTTCGCTGTGCTTGACTCTTGAACGGCATCTTTTTGTTTTTTTAATTCTTCGTTAGGAATAATAACTTTTTGTACTGAAGGCATTACAACACCTTGTTCGTTTCCTGGCTTTGTTAAATCTAATTTAGTTATGTTACCTTCTTGGTTAACTAACTTTTTTGGAGTTCGCTTTTTAATTTTAAACTCTCCTTCTTGTTTTACTTCTGTTGACATGATATAATAAAATTAATTAATAAAAATTACGACGGCCCAAATTGTTCTAAACCAAATCCATCTAAATTATCATTTCCTGATGATTCAAAATTTTTGGGTAATAAATCGTTTTGTCTTTGATCTATAAGTTCTGATTGTTGAGTGCCTTGTATTTTAACTCTTTGATCTTTTCGATCTTCTATTTCTTGTTCTTTTTGAGTAGTAGCTTTAGCTTGTATTTGAGCTAGTTGCATTTGATAACTAAACTCTTCAGCCATTAATTGCTTTTTAATTAACGCCTCTTGTTCCATTCTTTGTATTTCGTAATCTGATTTAGCTTTTTCTAATTGCATTTTAGTTTCAGCTAAGGCTTGGCCTTTTTGAACTTCAGCAAGTGCAGCGGCTTCAGAAGCTTTTGCGTTTGCTTCTCCCTGAGCAGCTATATTAGCTTTTTGTATTTCTTGATCTCTTTTTTGTTTTTGAGTTCTTTTTACTTTTAAAAGTTGATTAGCTAATTTAAGATTATTAACTTGTCTTATATCAATAGCGTCTTCTAAATCAATATTACCTTGCTGTAATGAAACTTGAATATTTTGTTCTAATTGTGCTTTTTCTTCTTCATCTGGTTCAAGTTCTAAAAATATTCCAAAATCATGCAAGCATATATTTTCTACTTCTTCTAATGTTGCTACATTAAATGTATTTATACTACTTAATAAAGATTCACGTGTTAATGGGAATTGTAATGCATCATTTACTCTTAAGCTTATGTTTTCTGCAGTTTTAATAGTAATATACATTAAAGATTTTAATATATGTCTTGTGGCTGTATTTGAATTAGCAGCTGCCATTTTTTGCAATCCTACTAAAGCATTTTTATCTGGAGAGCTTCCATCCCTAGCTTCATTTAAGCCGGTTGTATCTCTTATCATTTGTAAATAATACTGATAAGTTTGTATTAAAGCTTGTATTTTTGCAAGACCACTAGAAGATTTTAATTCTTGTATTGGAACTTTGCCTCTATTTAATTCACCATCTTGTGTCAAAGATCTTCCAACAATGCTTCCCGTTTGGAAGTACATGTTTAATGCTTCCGCCGGGTTGTAATTCGTACCATTACCAAGATCAACCTCAGCTAGACCATCCATATCTAAATACACACCATCAGGAACTACACGAGATAATACTTGTTGTAATTTTAAATGAGTTAATTGAATCATGTCCGCAAAGCTAGTTATTCTATTAACTAAAGAATCTATTTTGCCTTTATACATTCTAGGTGCTGAAATTGCATAACTCATATTAACTTTAGTAGTATCAGAATAAGGCCTAGTCATGTTTTCTGCAAATTTCCATTCTAACACTTTACTCATTCCTAAAACCTTAGCTCCTGTATATAAAACTTCGATGCTACGAGATACTCTTTCAAAGTTATCGTTTTCTGGAGGATCAAATAAATCATCTTTTTCAATAGTTTTTTCAAGACCTTGATCTGTTTTTTTAATTTTAAATACTTGATTTGTATAAGTTTTATATTCAAAAAACAATATTGATACTAAGTTATTATCATCTTGACCTCCATAATTTCTTACATAATTAGTGTTAGCAGGACCTTTATATTTTTGTATTTCTTGTAAGTCTTGGTCTGTTAAATAAGAGAATTGTCTTTTTATTTCAGCTATGCTTAAATTTTTAACTTCTCCTACGTAATATATATCTTCAAAATTAGGATCTTCTGTATAAGAATAAACTATTGCCGCAGGATCTACATAATCAACTGTAACACCTTCCGATAGATTAAAACTTGTTTTTGAAGCCCCAATTCCTAATACTGCTAAATCATATGCAATACGTCTTTGATCTTCTTTATATTTATTAGCAGCAAAAACATTTTCTATTAATTCTTCTTCAGCAATTTCAACAGCTTGTTTGTAATTTAGCTGCATTACTAATTCTAATTCTTCTTTGCTTTTTGGAAGATTTTCTGGATTAGAAGTATTATAAAGATCTGCTCCTGTTGTTTGTTTAATATTTTCAACAAAAGACTGTGAATACATATCTTCCATTATGCTAGCAGCATATCTGGTTCTTTCTTTTAATGCAAATGGATCAGTAGCAAAAGATTTTATTTTATAACCTTTTTCTGTCATGCCGTTCACTACAATATCAACAAACTTAGGAATAACTGGTACTATTTTCCAATCTAAATTTAAATAAGATAAATCACCGTTTATAGACAATTCATTTTTATATTTTGAAACAGGTTGCTCTCCTCTAGCATATAATCTTAGACTATGATAGTTTTGATAATTTTGCAAATATCTATCGCCACCTATATCTTGTTTAAACCATTCGTTTTCAATGGCTTGAGCCACTTGTAATCCATAGTCATAACTATTCTTTACTGAATCTGGTACTACCTGATCTGGGAATGAACTGTTATAATTTGTGTAAACCATTTATTTAAATTATTTTAGATGTAATACCATCATTATTATATTTTTTTATTCCTATATCCATAGGCTTAAAAACTCTTTTAGCAGAAGGTGCGTATTTGTTTTTATTACAAGCCATTATAGCTAATCCTGAACTAATAGAAGCATCATATTTTGTTCTATTATTTAAATTAAACTTAGACCAGTCATTAAGCGTTCTTAAAAAATACATATCACCATAGGCATCATTATTAAATCCTACGTAAGCGTCTATATAGCTTTCTATAGCGGCAGCATGCGCCTGTTTCATATCTTCACTTGAATTTGGCACGCCTCCAATTTCTTTTTCCGTAATAGATAATTTATTATAATTTTTATCAGGTCTATTTATTGAGTATCCTCTATAACCTCTTCTTTTTAAATAATATAATAATCTTGGTTTATTATTTTCCGCAAGTATAGGCATTCCATAAAACACTAAAGCCATTAATACATCTTCAAAAAATGTTTCTGCATTATCAGGTCTTGCAACATATTCTAAAAAAAACATATTAGGCGGAATATCTTCCATAGAAAACTTTGTTAATCCGTGCAAAGATCCTTTAGATCCTCTGCCATCTACTGTGCCTGATATATCATAACTGTCACATCCAAATGCTCCGCAATGTTCATTGCCTGGATGCTTAGCCCCATTTTTTAAAATAATTTTGTTTTGCATGTTATTATCCGGTACCCAGGAAATAAAAAATCTTCCTTTATTGTTTGGAACAAACATTACTTTAGTATCTCGTACTCCGCCAAACCATTGAAAATTACCTTGTGTTATTAAACTTGACTTAGTAATTTCTTCATTATAATCTATTTGTTCGTAAATCTTAGTTAGATTAAATAAAGATTGTTTGGTTTCATCCCTAAATGCATGTTGCATAGTTCTGGGAAATTGTCTATAAAATTCATTTAAAGCATCTTGATCTGTTTTTAAACCATCTACTTCATTTTGCCAATAATCTATTACACCTATATCTACTTCACTTTTATCTATACTAGTTACTGGTGTTTTTGGTGTATCGAATATAGGTACTCCATATTTATCAATGAATCCTTCGTAATTCCATTCCATAGGTATGAACAAAGAATATAATCCTGAGCTAGTCTGACCGTTGCGGTTTCTTTTAGTAACACTTGAATTTTCATATAATCTTTTAAAATTTTCTCCCCCTTTATCTAATGCGTTTGATGTTGATCCCATCATACACTTACCAACTATTCTGCTACCTAGTCTTAATGTAGTTTTAGTTACTCTCCAGTTATTTAATATATTATCAGGTCTTTCCCATTTACCAGATTCATCATGTACTAATAGCTTGAGTTTTTCACCGTCATAACTGTTATCTCCTGTATTCTTCCAGTCAATAGTAGTATCTAATCCTTCAATATCTTTTAACTGCTCGTTTAATTCTATTTTTCTTCTAGTTAATTTCGAGGCAGGGACCCTGTACGCAAGCTCCGTCTTCGGCCTGTCCATCCCGTCTTGTACCGGCTTGAAGAAGAACGGATAGTTCGTGGATATTGGTACAACTTTGTCGGTAAACATTTTTTTTGCATCAGCACCCGTTTTCGATAAAATTCCAAATCTAGCATCGCTTGATATTGTTGCCTGGCTAACAGTCTCTGATGATGCCATGAAGCTAAACCCAGACCGTCTATTCTTGAGGTAGCATATACCGTAACACCTACTGTCGGCCTTACAGGCTTCCCAAAATATGTAGAATAGTCTGTTAGATTCCCTGAACTCTGCGGCCCCAACATCAATCTTGGTCCACTGCAAGTACATGTAATGAGAACCAGTAATGTAAGTAGGGGTGCCATTATTGTAGAACGAAAACCCTTCTTCTCTAGCTTTAAATTCATTCTCTATATAGTTATACCATTGTTCTTTAAAATTGTCAGGATAATTATTCCAATCAAAAACACTTTTAATTTTGCTTAATGCTTTAGGATATTCAAACTTTTCCCAATGCTGCTCAGCTTTTACATTACTTTTTTTATAAGCTTTGTTAATTATTGGTAAACCAATCCGAAAGCCTTGTATATCATATATTGCACCTACAGTGCCATTTTTACTTATAACTACTAAATCATATTCTTTATTATAACCGTACTTAAAACTTTTTAATCTATTTAATCTTTTTAAAGTATTAGGTCTTATGTGATCATCTACTATTGAATATAACGTTTGTTGATACATTATTTAGATCTGCTTTCAGCAAAACCGCCAAATTTATTAGCTTGCTTTGTATTATCTTCTAACATTTTTTCTTCTTGCTCTATTCGAGTTAATATTTCAAACGCATCAAATATTGCTAGTTTTTTAGTTGCAGCAGCATTTTTAAGTCTATCTGCAGATATATCATCACCTGAATCTACAATTGCTTCTTTAGCTACTTTAATTAATTCCTCAACTGCTAACTGCCCAGCCTGGATTATATTCAACTTCGTCTCCTTTGTATTCATATTTAATAACAATATCATTTGATTTCATACAGTATAAACGCTCGTTATCTATTATAAACTCCCATTCGCCATTTGGTGTAAACCCTACTAGGTCACCAGAGCTAATATCAAGCGCATTTAAAGAGCTATTGTCATATTTTAATATACCAATAAGGCTCTGTTCTTTATCTTGCTTTAAATAGTCATTATTTAAAATAGGTTTAACAAAGCATCTGTCTCCAAAAGCTTTCCATTTACTATTTTTTTTATGCAAATAAATTTGATCTATTTGACAAAAATACAAATTATCTTTAAAATATTTGCTACTATTTTTTTCTTTACCTCTTATATCATAATATCTTCTAAAAACATTGTGATGTATTATTATTTCATCACCTATTTTTATTAAAGTTTTATATGCTAATGGTACAGAAATTACTTTAGCTTTTTTATTTATAAATTTAAAAGATTCTATACTAGAATTTAATATTAAATTTTTATCGTTTATTTTTAAAGTGTTGTTATATCTTTCTCCTATTGGTTCAACAATAAAATCGTATACACTATTCATATTCTAAATTATATTCAACAGATACCGCCATGTTAGTATTAAACTTCTTCCACGGCAATACCTCGTTGTTTTTTTTAATAAAAATATTATAAGAACCATCAGTATCTTCAAATATGATATAAGCTATTTTATGTCCCCCATAGACTTCTTGTCCAACGGAGTAGTGCATGGCATCATTTTTATAATCAGAACCAATGCTGATCTTCCTTATAATACTAGACATTTTATTGCTTTACTTCTTCAGAACTTTCTATTTCAGAATATTCACCTGTTTCTAAATCAATGCTAATTGCACCGTACTCTTTTTCTAATTCTTTTTTATACTCTTCCATTTCTTGGCTTATACCAGCGTATTCATGTAGTAATACGTGTTTTTGATTTTCAACAAACCCAACATCTCTTAAAAGATTATTCATTTTTGTTTGTTGTTCTTTAACTTTAGAAAGTTGCTCTTCTGTTACTTTGTTTTTCTTTACTTCTGTTTTTACTTTTGTCATTTGATTTAATTTAATTTAATTTAACTTATTTTAATATAATGCTATAATAGTTGTTGCTGTAGTTGCAGCATCAGTTGTGTATACTTTTCTAAATAATCCGTCTAATGTTGTTCCTTGCAATATACCATTTAAGGTAATGGTTTGATTAGGTGGTGCTGAAGCTAATTCTACTTTAACAGCACTTCCTCCAGCTGCTCCATTAATATATAATCCAAAAGCATCACCACCTGACTGTATATCAGCTTCATAGATACCGTTTGTTGCTGCGCCTGTACCTCCGCTAAAAGGTCTTTGTAAATCTGTTGCAGCTATAGTAACTGTTAAGGCTCCCGTTATAGCATTACCATCATTACTAGCCGTAAAGGCAGCTGTAATAGATGCTGCATCAAAAATTATTGTTTGTGCCGCGACTCCCATATTAGGACCTGCACCTGGATTTACTGGAGCGGTAACTACAGCCGCTTGGGCTGAACCAGCTGCCCGTGTTGATGCAACAACACAATTAATTATTGTTCCTGCATTATCTGTAGTTAATCTGTAAGATACGCCTTTATCTTTATTTTGATAACCTGCAGTAGGCCTTTCTTGAGCAGAACCTAAAAAAGTACCGCCTGAAGCAAATGCTATTACAGTTGTACTAACAGGAATATTTCCAGAAAGAGTTGATGCAAATTGACCCACTGGTATTCCAGCGGCGGTTGCTCCTGGTGATCTCAGGGTTGCTGATGTTAATAACGCAACGGCGTTAGTGTACATAGTACTTTGATTTTGTGGATACATGTTTTTATTTTGTTTTATCTTTTATTTTTTCAAAAGTACGTAAACCCCCAAGGCCTAACATACCCAATAGTACAGTCATTAAATGCTCCATTTGTAATGCCGGAGGAGCGTCCGCTGTTTTTGTAATCCAAATAAATAAATCTCTTATTACAAAGTTGTAAGCTAATGCAACTCCGCATATCCAACCTATAAAAGGCCTCCAGCCTGCAACAAATAATGTTCTATGTCCGGCTTCAATTTCATTTATTTTAGTTTGTAATTCAATAATTTCATTAGGGTCTAATTCTTTGCCCTTAATAGCTTCTCGAATTTCCCACGCTAAATTACCAGCTGCGGATTTTTTATTATCTCCGCCTTTTAAAAGACCTACTAGTAATTTCCACATTTTACTTCTTCATATTTTTTTCAATTGCTTTCTGACGAGTAGTTTCGTAAGAACTCATACTTCCATCCTTATCTAAATCGCCTTTCATTTCCATTGCGCTTGCTCTTTTAGCCATTGGATTAATATTTAAAAGATTTGCCGCGTGTTTTGACATAAATGTACTCATAATATTATTTTTTTGTTTTGTTATATGCTTCTTTTTCCCAAGGAAGTTCTTTAGCACCTTCTTGCATTTTACTTCTAGAATATGTTTTACCTTTCCAGTAAACATTTTTATCGTCATAATCTAAATCTCCTCGTTTAAATTGATCTATATGTACCATTTCATGGCCAACTACTTTATCAATTTTTTTTGGATTTAAATTTTTATTAACTAATATAGTTCCATTATTATTAGCTTTGCCTAAAACATCATCTCCTAAATCTACACTATATATAGGTGTATTATCTTGATTATAAGGTGGTGTGTTTAATTTAAACGCCATAAGGAAATTTTTTATTTAAAGCTTCTTTTCTTTTTTGGCAACCACAAGGTTTTTTTAAATTTTTAGAAATTAAACCTACAACACTTTTAACACCTGTTACGGTTGTTATTTTTTCAATTGTATCGCCTAGCCCCGTTGCTTTCATATAAATAAGATTATATACCTCTTACCAGAGCAAGAGGCATATGAATTAATAATTAGGCAGTATAAGCAACTGAGGTTACAAATATTTGTAAGTTGCCAACTAAAGGAGCTTGTCCTGGAGCTGGTACACCAGTTGTTTGATCTTTTCCAAAACCAACAGAAGCTTTTACTCCACCTGGATTAGCGGTTAAAGCTCTGTTAACTGTTTGAATTGTTGGAGTTCCTGAGGTAATTGTTGGTATACCTGCTCCTGCATTAGATGTTGAAAGAACAAATGCAATTTGTGAAGTTGCAGTGTTTTTTAATTCTACAGTTAATGTAGCTGTTCCAGTAACGTAAGTTACCGCACTGATCTGATCTACGTTTACTAAGTACTCTCCTTCTGTAGTAGGAGCCGCTGTGTTAGTAACGTTAAATGATAAAAATTTAGCCATTGTGTTTGTTTTTGTTATTGTTGTTGTTTTTGTTTGCTAGGGTTTATACAGTCCTATCTGTTTTTTCTAATTTTTTTATTTGCTTCTCTGTTAGCTTTATTGTTTTTTTGTACTTCTATTCTTGATTTAAGTTTACCGGCCTTTTTTTCTAACCTAGCTTTTTTATCAATTGAAATGGCTCGGCTAGACTTTGCACTAGTTTGTTTTGCTTTTGTATCAGCGGATTCAGCTTTTTTAGAATCTATGCTTTTAATTGTTTTATTTGTTGATCTTTTTGTTGAAGCAGCTTTTGAATTTAGTTTTTGCAATCTAATTTCTTTTCTAGACATTTTACCTTCTTTTTTGCTAGCCTCTTTCTGACCTTTAATTGCTTTTCTAGACATTGATTTAGCAGACTTTGCATCAAGTATATCTTTTTTTCCAACTTTTCCCGCTGTTATTGTTTGCCCCTTAGGATCAACTTTAAGCTGTGATAATTTAGATTTTGCCTTAGCAACTTCTTCTGTATTTGGGCCTTTAATACCTGCGTTAACTGATTTGTTAGAACTTCCTCTCATTTGAGAACCAGGTACTTTTCCACCTTTTAATTGTCTTTTAGCTTCTGTAGTAAATTCAGATTGAGATAAACTACCGTAGGTGTCCATGTCTCTTTTTGCATAAGCATCTTTAAAACTTCTTCCCCCATTTCCCCCTTCTGGCGGTGGTGGTGGCGGATCAGCTAGTACTTTTGGCTTAAGAGTAGTGTGATCAAAAAACTGGAACCCGGTTGTGTTTTTACCGGTGCTAGGATAAATTCCTTTTCCTGCGCTTTCACTTGGAGTTCGCCGTTTATTAGATTCATTTTGCGCGTCTAT